CAACTTCAAATAAAAACAGATGGCCAATTGTTGTTCAATCTGATGCTTCTTCAACAAATGCTCGTAGACTTGGACAACAAATTGGGCAATATAGAATTGTACCTGGAGCTTTTCTTTATATTCCTTCTGGGTATGTTCAAGGTGAAATTGTAGAATTCCATCCTTCAACAAGAGGAACTGGAAACAATTATCTTGTTAGGATTACAAATACAAGACCTAATGGTCAACAATTAGGGTTTAGAACTATATCTGGAAATCGTCGTGGTCAAAGTCCAACTTCATTATTTAATATGATTGGTGACGATCCAACTGGTGATATTGTATGTGTCAATCCAGATCGTTTAACACGAATATTACCACCAAGAGAAAATGTTGAACCTCCCGATCCAATAACTCGAAGAGAGACTATTGATACAACAATTGCTGATTTTTTTAAATGCGATGGCGATAATGCTAATCCGATTATGAAAGCTTTTTGCACAACAGAAGGAAAAGGATTAGCATGCGTTATAAAATCAATGAACATAGAAAATATTATGGATGCTCCTTGGGTAACAGATAAGTTTGATGGTAGGGTTCCATCTTTAGTAACAGTTAATATGGATATAACTCCAATTTATGATATAAATCCAGGATTAGATCATAAAGGTGCAATGGTTGCTCCAATTTGGCCATCGGGTGAAATTGTTACAAATTTAATGGGGAACAAACATTCATCTGATGATGGTTATAAAAACTTTCATCAAAGTAGATCAGTCTATAACTTTCCATCAGTAAGAGGTCCAAGAACATGAGATATGATAAAACACCACTTTTAAATTTTGGTATTCAATATGGCACTTCTGAATTTGCTCCAAAAATTAGAAAAGCTATTGAAACAAATCAAATACGTTATGAAGTACATATTTTAACTGGACGAGAACGATTAGACACAATTGCTGCTCAATATTATGGGGATTCATTAAAATATGATATACTTGCAGCGGCTTCAAATATTGGTAATTGCTTACAGGTTCCTCCTGGTACTGTTATCATAATTCCAAATTTGGAAGATATTAATCTTATTACTTAATTTTAAGATGGTTAAAAAATTAGATAAAGTTTATTACTATAGAGCTGTGCAAAAATTAGCACCTTATTTTGGTATTCTTAGCGCAAGAGATTTATCTTCTGCAATAGCTTTAGAACAACTTCAAGGAATTTCAATCAACGAAAGAAATATTGAAAGTGCTATTCAGCCATCACAAGTAGAATCAAAAATTGTTGATCTTGTTATTAACACAAGAGAGGGAGCTTTACCAATTATTGATGAGGTTAGAAATCGTAATGCTACTGGAGCAAGAGGAACAATAAATGGTTTTGGAATAGTTTCAACCCCACCAACAGAATATCCAGAATCTTCACAAAATGATTTACATACTGCCTTAGTATATTATACAAGAAGTTCTACAGCAACTGATCTTCAGACTAGACTTAGTAATTTCATAAAATTACATCATAGCTCAAAACTAAATGAAAATGAGTTCTCTATTGCAGATATAGGAGAAATGTTAAAAAAACAAGACGATGATAACATTGTAAAAAAACTTTCAGCAATTGAAATATTTTCACCAAACATTGCTCCATCTGCCAAAGATACAGAAGGTCTTTCGATTTTATTTAATGGAATACCAAACATTGAACTGGCAAGGCTTATTCCTTATCTTGACGTCCAATTTATGTTTGGAAAACCTACAGCAGATTATGATGGAAATTTGTCAGCCCCTTCTATTTTTAAATTTTTAGAAGGAGCAATAAAAGTAAAAGATAATTCAACTTTAGCGTTATTAACAAGAGGAAATCAAATCGAAGGAAGAATAGAAGGTGCAAGAAATGATACGGGAAATCTTGCAATTGCTGGAATGGAACTTTTCACTTCTCCACAGACAATGGTTAATGCAGACATTCCCAATCCAAGATATAATAGATTAAATAGTTCAACAAAAGAATATGAATTAAGATCAACTTCAGTAATTGATAAATTTCGTCCATTTTTAAGTTTTAAGCAGTTAACAATTGATGTTGCCCCTTCTGTTGGATTATTTTCATTTAAAACAGCAAAAATGGAATTTGTTCTACATGATAGAAGTCGATTAAGTGAAATTGCAGATTTAGTTAAACCTGATTTATATGGAACAACAGAATTAATGGTTGAATATGGATGGTCACATCCAGATGGACCTGAAATGAATAATGCTTACGCTGATTTATTTAATTCAACAAGAATAAAAGAAAAATATGGTATAAAAAATGTTCAATTTACTTTTGATGAAGTTGGACAAGTAAATATAACTCTTGAATTGTTTACTAAAGGAGGAACAGATATTTATACAGCTAATATAGCAACCGCATCTGAAGCAACTCGTCAATCTATTGTAAGAATTCAAGAATTAAGTGACATTATTTCAAGATTTAGACAAGCGTTACCAAATCAAAGTGGACAAAACAACACAAGAGAAATTAGAGGCATACAAGCATTAGACGCAGCTTCAGATATTCAATCTAATATAAGGCTTTCTCCTGAAATAATAAATCAAATAAGAGAACTTAAACGAAGTCTTGGGCCAATTTCTTCAAGAAACAGAGATGTTTCTATATTGTTAGATTCTTTAACATCATTATTTCAAACAATAAATCAAAATAGAAATTCAAGAAGAGGTTCTCAAACAACACAAACATCTGCTTTAGAACAATTATCTAATTCAATTCAATCTGATATTAGGCAGCAGTTTTCTATTCTTAAAGAAGGATATGATCCATTTTATCCATTTGGTTTTGAATTACCAGATAACAGAATACAAGGTGCGCCTGTTAGAAAACGTTCAGAAAGATTTAGAAGGGTATTAAGAAGCGGACAAGGAGCAAATCAACGACAACAAACCGTTCCTGGACAAACAATTTCAAACAATATTTTAAATGAGTTTGATAATGAACAAGTTTCTCTTGGAAAGTTGCTAATGACTTTTATTGGACAACCATTAGCTTCTACTGGAAATTATGATGAGATTCAATTTATTTTTTATCCTTTTAACAATTATGCAGGTTATGCACGTTTTCTTCATACTGGTCAATTTATGATTGATTTAAGATTTATGATTGAGCAATATTTTCGGTTTAGAATGGAATCTGTTTCACGCGCGGCAAATGTTAATTTAAATGAATTTATGCAATTTATTCAATCAACAATTATAGATGATCCAGCTGCACCAGTTTATGGAATTGATGATTTTTATGAAAAAACAATAAATCGAGATACAAATCAAGCTCAAACAACTGCTAGGTTTGATGCTGTAAGACTGCAAACTGAAATAAGTGAACGTTTAAGAAACATAACTCCAGATGGAACATTTAAACAACCAACCATAGATCTTTATATAGAAAGTGTTCCAAGAAAAAATTTTAATCCGAACTCTACTGAAGAGTCACTAGATAATTCTAAAACAATTTTGAGAATTCATGTCTATGATAAACAAGCTTCCCAATATGAAGGACTAGGAAGTATTTTAGAATTAGCTAGAGACAATACACTTTCTGCATTTTCAACTATTACTGCTGATTCTACAAATCAAAATTCTATAATTGGACAAGCTCAAAAACAACAAATTGAACAAATTATTAATAGTGCAATTAGGAATGGAATAATAGAAAGGATAAATCCTTCGAGACGAGAATTAAATCCTGATGGCAGATATTCTTATTATAAATTTGTTGGAAGTCAAGGAAAGCTCAAAGAATTTATAATGAAAACAATGCCATATATCATATATGGTTGTGCAGGTACTACAATTCAAACAGCAAATCTCACTTCACAAAATGATCCAGCTTTATCATCTGTTAATATGATACGAAGTACAAACGCAAACCCACAAAGAGCAAATGGAGAACAGCCTGGTGGATTACCTATTCAAATTATTCCTGCCGAATTAAATATTAACTGTTTTGGAAATACACTTGTTAATTTCGCGCAAAGAATTTTTGTAGATTTTCAGACTGGAACTACTGTTGATAATATTTATGTTGTTAATGGGCTTAGTCATACAATAACTCAAGGAGAATTTAAAACAGATATTAAACTTGTTTTTTATGATGGATATGGAAAATATCGTTCATTTATCGATCAAGTTAACGCCTTTGCTGTACAACTTGATGATGTTTCTAGATCAAACTCAAATAGGCGCGTGCAATAAGGCATCTTGACACGCGGTCTAGCAGTGGTTACCAGTAACATGACTGGAGCAAAACATGGAAAATAATCCGTATGAAATTCTAGGTGTCTCTTCTGATTGCAGTGAAGAAGAATTAAAAAAGGCATATAAACAAAAATGTTTTGAATATCATCCAGATAGATTTGCAGCGGAATCACCAGAAAAACAAAAAGAAGCTGAAGAACAATTTAAAAAAATTCAAAATGCCTATAATTCAATTAAAGATGGGTCATATGGTACTTCACAACAAAATGAACATTTCGGAGGATTTTCAGATTTTTTCTCTGGTTTGTTTTCTAGGTTTCAAACTAGATATCAACAACCATCAATTATTCAAGCTGAGATACCAAACCCAATCAAATTAACATTTGCTGAAGCAATTTCTGGTTGTAAGAAAAATTTAAATTATAAACTTGAGTTAAATTGTTTTCCATGTAATGGAAATGGGGTTGTTCCTTCTTCTATTTCTTGTAAAGAATGTGATGGAAAGGGTGTAAAAACAGTTGAAAGAAAAGAAATTTTTGGATTTTTTCGACAAACAATAACCTGTCATGTTTGTGGTGGATCAAAAAAAGAATTGCATGAATGTAAAGAGTGTAAAGGAAAAGGAAATATTTCATATACTCTAAATGAAGAATTAGAGTTTGAAAGTTGTAACCCAACAGGAAAAAAGATAGCTAGAAAAATTCAAGGAATTGATTATTTGTTTTTAGTTAAAGTTCAAACAATTATTCCTGAATTCATGAAAGTTGAATTTTTCAATGAACAAAGAATTTTGTCAACTGAATATTCTGTTTCTGTTTCTGATTATCTACTAGGTGGAAAATTTAAATTAAATTTAGAAGATGGATTGGGAGATTTTGAATTTGAAACAAAAACTGGAGATTCTTATGTGTTAATTGAGAATCGAGGCTTTCCCCATAAAGGAACAAGGTTACCACTTAAAATCAATATCAAACCAAAATTTCCAACTTCTTTAACTGAAGAACAAAAAAATTTGTTAAACAATTTAAAGAAACTTGGTTTATAATTGGAATATCATGGATAAACAAGAAGCAACAAAAAAAGAATACAAACTTTCTGATCAATTAATTGGGCAATTAGCAAATTTAATTTGTGTAGCGATGGCCACACAAACAAATGTTGTTGACCATTTTAGAATGATTCGTGTTGAGGAGAGCGATCAACAAGGAATGGATGGTAAGTTAGTTTTAACTCCTTCTTATGTTGATGTTTATAATAAACAAGTTAAGGAACTAACTGATTTAATTGAATCCTCTGATGTTCAAGCCTAGCCAAATTAGAATTAATCTAATATAGAATAATATGTATTAAAATTTACATTTTTCATTAGATGTTGTCCAAGGCAGAAAATTTTATAAAAACTTAGCGAATTGTAGATAATATTTAAATTATCTTTTCTTTCCTTTGATAAAACAATATATTCTTGTTTTGTTGACTTTAGAGATTGACCAGGCATTACAGATTCAATTTTTAAAATATAATTTAATAAAATAGTCTGTTTTACTGGATATATTAATTCAAAGGACTCGGTGGAATGGTAATCCCATTCTTCGAGTCCTTTTTCTTTTTTAAGATCAACATTTTTATATAATTTAACAATAACAAATAAAATATTGATGTTGCCATTTTTTATTTTTTTTATTATTGCGGCCTCTTCTTTTTTTGATTTGCAAAGATGATATTCTTTTTTATAAAAATAAATAAAACCTGTAATTTCTGCGGCATAACCATTTAAAATTTTATTATGATCTATAGTATCGTTTAAACTTAATTCTTTATATTGCTTTATAATATTTTTATCAAGTGATTTTGAAAAAATTTTATAAGAAGTAACAGCCTCTTTTGTTGACTGAAATCTACATTGAAGCCTAACACTAGAAGAAAACCATTCAGAGAAATTTTTATTTTTCTTAATTTCATTTGGAAATATAAAGCCTTTATAAAGTTTAATTGGTCTTATAAGTTTCCCAATTGGTTCATCTTTTATTTTTTTAAGCTTAAAATTCGCCACAACAAGTTTAACTATAAAGTTATTTCTTATTAATGATTTATAAATTAAAACAATTGCTTATGTTTTCCTGTTATATTTATAACTGTTAAAATGACATCAATTGGAAGCGGCTTTAATCAAACAATAAGACCAACATCCTATGGATTATATGACAGTTCTCCGCTGTTTCAATCCGATGCAGATAATCTTGTTAGATTTGTTTTAACAAAATTTGGCGAACAAGTTTTAAGTGTTGAACTTACAAAAAAAATAATTTGGAATGCTTTTGAAGAAGCAACTATGCAATTAAATGCACTTCTTGTTGAATATCAAGCAAAAAGTAATCTTGCATCTCTTTTAGGTTCTCCTACTGGAAGTTATATTTCTGGCTCAAATGGATTATTTTCTGTTAATTTATCAAATACATATGTACAACAAAATTTAAATTTTTTAGATTCCATATCAGGTCCATATACTGGTTATATAGGAATTGGAAACTGGGCTGAATCTTATTCTGGTTCAATTATTTTAACTGCTAGTCGTCAAGATTATGATCTTTATACAGAGCTTAAAGATGAAGCTGGTAATCCTTTATTTGGATATCAAACATCTGGTTCAAATGTTAGATTTACTGTTTATGAAGTATTCCATTTTGAACCTGCAGAATATATTTTTAATTCAAATTATGGTTCTACCATAGCTTATGGTTCTGATTTTACAACAGAAGCAGGAATCGCAATTCCAGACACAAAATATTTCATTCTTCCTCTCTATGAAGATGTTTTAAGAGCTGGACTTTATGAAGATGCAAGAAGAATAAGAAGATCTCATTATTCTTATGAACAATTTGGAAGAAATTTAAGATTATATCCAGTTCCAGGCGTTGGAGATTTTATGGCTTCAGGTTCTGTACGCAGAGTTTGGGTTAGAGTTGGATTTAAACAGCCTCCATATGACCCAAGAATGAATTCTAATTTTGTTCAATCAAGTTCTTCTTTAGGATCTGGTTTGCATCTAGGTAGTGGCCCAGGTGGAACATATAACTTTGCTGCTAATTTGTATGGTGTTTCAAACCCTGCAAATGTGCCATTTGGAATTGTAAATTATGATAGTCTAAATATATGGTGTAGAAATTGGATTAGGGAATATTCGCTTTATTTATGTGCTGAAACTCTTGGATGGATTCGTTCAAAAACAAATGTTGTACCCATTCCAGGAGCAGAACTTACACTAAACGGAGAAAAATTATTGAGTTATGCTAGCGATGGAATAGAAAAACTTAAAACTACAGCTAGAGAATATTTAGATGGATTAAGTTATGATAAACTTATGGAAAAAGAGGCAAATAAAATTGAACAAACTAATAAAATTTTATCTCTTTTACCATATCCCCCACAAGTAGTAATTAGAGTCAGATAATAATATGGCACGACTTTTTATAACTGAAAAAGAATTACAATATCACACGGACATAACTCAAGAAGTTATTAAAGATGTAATTGGTCAGAAAGTTTATTACTATTCTATTTCTAGAACAAATTCAGTTATGAATGAAACTTATGATGAGGCAATTGAAAAGGTTTTTGATGGACCAATTATAATTGATGCGTTATGTGGACAAGCAGAATGGGAAAACATTACGGATTCTCATGGCTCTTATTTACGTGGCAAAATAGAAATTTTATTTCAATCAAGAGATTTATTTTTAAAGAAAATAAAACTTTCTGAAGGTGATTTTATTACATATGGTAATAATGTATATGAAATAATATCATATGCTCCAACGAATAATATGTGGGGACAGGAAGAATACGATAGAGCTTTTAAAGCAATATGTATGACAGCAAGGCCAGGAAGATTTGATCCTTCAGCATTTGGAATACCTTCTTCTGAAAGCAACAAAGATGGAATTCAAAAAGAATTTGTGCAACAACGTGGTTTCAAACAAACTAAAGAAGGTCCGACTAATGATATTAGAGAAATACGTGAACGTCTTGGAGATGATATGGCTCCAAAAACTTTAAATGAAGGACCAAGAGTAATAGGAATAAATGATACAATATCAGAAAATGGTGAAGAAAAAATTGTGCCTAACTCATTCTTAAATGATGATAATGTTGATGATGATTTCTATGACTAAAGTTTATTTCTAATATTTAAATGTAGAAATTTAAATGACTACTGGTAAAGTAACACGTCTTGGAAATCAAGAAAACGAATCATATAATTTTCAGCCTGAAATACCTGTTCCTGAAAGATTTATTGATGGAACTAAAGGAAATATAACACGTCAAAATATTCAGCCTCCATCGGAAACTGTACCAGGACTTGAACAAATTCCTTTTGGAAACCTTCAAGATGAAAATCCAGCATATGAGACTGTTTATGTTCCAGCATGTACTTTACTTGATATTGATCAAAGTGTAAAAAAACTTTTTGATGAATCTATAAAATTTCCAACAAAATATGTTAAAGGAACAAATAAAATAGTTTCAATAAATAAACCTGAAGTAAAAGTTGCTGGAGGTGATCGTTTTGCTTTAGCAAAAAAATTAACTCCAATAAGGGGACAAAATGGGGTATTAGTTTTACCTTCTATAGCGATACGAAGATTGAATATTAATCATTCTTTAAATATACAAAATTCAAGAAGTATAAGTAGCGCAACAGGAGAAATTATTGTCAAAGTTAGTTTAGATCAAGAAAAAGATCCTTTTTATCAAAATCTCATAAATAAAATTGGATTAAAATCTGTAAATAATATTCCTACATCAAAAAGAAAGCAAAAAAGAAATAAAAATGATTTAAGTATAAGACAAGGCAGCTTACTTGATCCAAAAACAAATAACAATATTATTGAATATTTATCAATGCCTGCTCCAACTTTCGTTGATGTTTCATACGAAATCGTTCTTTGGACAGAAAATATTGATTCAATGAATATATTATTACAATCAATTCTTTCAGCAAAACTTCCATTGGATAATGGTTTTGTTTTAACAACTGATGCTGGATATTGGTTTTGTGCATATCTAGGTGATGAAATTTCCATGGAAGATAATTTCGATGATTATTCAGAAAATGAAAAAATTGTTAAGACAAAACTTGATCTTACTGTTAAGGCGTTTTTATTAACTCCAAATGATGAAACAAACATGTACCCTATTAAAAAATATAGTACCTCAGTTACATTTGATTTTACAATAAAAGATTCAAATACAAAAACTTATCTAAAAAAAGAAATTGAAGCTATTGGAAATAAACAATCTCAAGATAAATTTTTATTAAGTGATCTTTCTGATCCAAATGATCAAAAGGATAAAACACTAGAAGAAAATCTTTATTTTGAAAAAGTTATAAAAAATAATCTTACTAAAAAGAATGAAAGAATCTACGCTGAGGTATTGCCTAATCGAGAAAGTAAAGAAAAGATTTATAGCGCCTCGAATATAGATGATTTAATCAATTTTATTTCAGATGAGTGAAATTCATTAAAAAACGAGTTTCCTGAAAACTTCGAAATAATTATGTTAGAATTAAAAATTCATTGAAAGGTTTTCAAGGAAAATATGACAGAAACAATTTTAAAATTTCCAGGATACAGTGACAGCGAAATAGATGCTTCGATAAGAGACACTGTTCCAACAGGTAATCCAGCTGCAATTGTTGGCGCAATGGTTCAAGGACCAGCATTTGTACCAACTATTATTGGATCTTTATCTGATCAAATCGCGAAGTTTGGACCAGTTACTCCAGGCTATCCAGCAACTTATGCTTCGCAAAGATGGCTAGAAAATAGAAATAGCGCTGTAATTGTCAGGTTACTAGGAGCTGGAGCAAACAGTAATTCTGGAGATTTTAATGACACCAAAACAAAAGGAATTGTTAAAAATGCAGGTTTCTTTGTTTCTGGATCTCAAGTTGGAATTCCTGGGGATTTTCGCCACAATGGATCTGTCCAATTTTTAGTTGGTAAACATGCCCTAACAACAAAAGAATCATATGGGTTTCCAATTTTCACTGATAATGATTCTTATAATGCTGGTAGTGGATATGTAAATCTTGTAAGAGGAATGATTTTATGTTCTTCTGGTTCCCGTATAATGGTACTAGATGGGACTGGTGAATCTTTCTCAGACTTAGTTGACGATATTGCTTCAATAGATAGCGGTTCAAATAGTGTAACAAAAGGAAAATTTAAGCTTGTTGTTTCAACAAGTTTAGGTGCAAGTTTTTCTTCAACCGATAGTTCCCCTGGCGTTAAAATCTTAACCGCTTCATTTAACCCAAGTGATAGTGATTATTTTAGCAAAATATTAAATACAAATCCTGATAAATTCTTCCAAGAAGGACACTATCTTTACGCTGATTTCCCAGTTGATGCTGAAATTGCAGCAATCGCAAGTGGTGCATCTAACGTAAACAGCGTTGCTATTATTTCAGGTTCAGCAGCAACAACCTCTAATGGTGGAATTACAAATTCTCCATTTAGAAACTTGTTTGGGAGATTTGACACAAGATATTCGACGCCAAAAACACCAATGATTATTTCACAACCTTTTGGCAATATCGAATATGATCTCTTTAACTTCGAAACAATTTCTGACGGCGATAACGCAAACCGAATGGTTAAAATTTCTATTGCGGGTTTGAAAGCTTCTTCTGATCCTTTAAATGAATATGGTTCATTTACTGTTATTGTTAGAGATTTTAATGATACTGATTTTAATCCACAAATATTAGAACAATTTACAAATGTAAATTTAGATAAAGACTCAGATCGTTATATTGCTAAAATAATTGGTGATATTAAAGCAGAATATAGATTTGATTTTGAAGATGAAAATGATCGTGGAGTAAATATTACAGGAACATATCCTAACAAATCAAAATTTATAAGGGTAAGAGTTTCTGATGGTGTTGCGACAAAAACTTTGCCTGCCAAGTGCTTACCATTTGGTTTTAAAGGAATTCCAACTCTAAAAACAGCTGATGAAATAACAGATTCAAGTGGGACAACAAGAATTGCATCTTCTGGTTCAATTGCTGGTTCTCCAATTGTTCCTCCAATTCCTTTTAGATTCAAAATAACTAGAGGAGATGTTTCTTCAGTTGCTGCTTACACAGGTCAAGCAGGAACAACTGAAATTGTTGACGGAAGATTATATTGGGGTATTAAATTTGAACGTAATACAGAAGTTACAAATACAAATATTATAAGTGAAAAAAATGAACTTATTCCAAGTTATGGTAAACTACTTGGTATATCAAAACTTGATACTCTTTTTACTGGTTCTTTTGTAGACACATTTAATAATAATAAATTTTCTCTTTCTAAAGTAGTTCTTCCAACAACTACCGTTGCTGATCTTACAGCTTCTGTTACTTCTATCCTAAAAGATTCAGCTTATATTAGAAATGGTGTTCCTGATGGAACAAATTATACCATTACAGATGGTACAATAGGAGCAAGAATAACATTAGCTTCAGTTTTACAAAAAGGTACAGCAGCAGAATTTAACCGTTTTAGTGAGTATAGTAAATTTACTACAATGTTCTATGGCGGATTTGATGGGGTAAATATTCTTGATAAAGAAGCTAGAAAATTTACAGATAGATCGACTTCAATTGAATCAGGTGTTGCTGGATATGGCGGCGCTTCTTCAAACTATATTTCACCAGGATTCAGTTCTAATATGAATGGTGTTGGTGATGCAAACAATCAAGTAAACAGCTATAAAACGGCAATAAGAATTATTACAGATCCACTTACATCTCCAATGTATATTATGGTCCTCCCAGGTCAAAGAGAACCACTTGTAACAGATTATGCTGCTCAAAAAGTTGCAGACTTTGGAAGAGCTTTTTATATCATGGATATTCCAGTATATGATAGTGATTCAATCAGAATTTTTGATGGAGAAATAAACAGATTTATTGATAATCAAAAAACTGCTCAGATTTTTGATTCAAGAGCAATTGATAATGGAGCAGTGGCGGTTTATCACCCATCTGTAACAATTGAAGATCCATTAAATGAAAAACGAACAGTTGTTCCTGCGTCAGTTGCAGCTTTAGCTGCTTTTGGATTTAATGATAGAGTAACATACCCTTGGTATGCCGCTGCTGGTTTAAATCGTGGAGCACTTACTTTTGTTAAAGCAGTTTCTCAAAAAACAAAAGCTCAAGATAAAAATGTATTCAGTGATACAAGAATAAATCCAATTATTAAAGATGAAGGTCTTTATGTTCTTTATTCTCAATTTACTCTTAAACAAGGTTCAAATGTTCTTACTTCAAGAATAAATATTAAACGTCTTTCAATCGAAATTTCTAGAATGCTTGCTAATATTGGTTATCCATTTATTTTTGAAAATCAAACTCCTGCATTAAGAGAAAATCTTAAAAGAGCTCTTGAAAATAGATTTTCAATCTTGCAACAAGCTAAGGCAATTAGTGCCTTCCAGGTTGTTTGTGATAACACAAACAATACAGATGTAGATAGAGAAAATCACAAAATTAATGTTTCAATAAAAGTAAGACCAATTGAATCTCTTGAATATGTTGTACTTGATTTTGTAATCACAAGATCTGGTACATTCCTTATAACATAAACATAATATTTCTTTAAAAACAAAAAATAAATGCACTTCTAAGTATATTAGAGGTGCGTTTTATTTTTTTATCGTAATTACCATTGATAATAGGAAAATTAAAGAATGGCAGAATTAACTTTTAGAAGTCCTGGTGTAAATATAAAAGAAATTGATGTAAGCGGTGGCACTTCAATATTACCTTCTGGATTGCCCGCAGTTGTAATTTCTACAACACAAATGGGACCAGCATTCGTACCAGTTTTAGTTCCAACTTTAAAAGATTGGAGAACTCTTTTTGGTGTTCCAAAAGCTTATATTAATTATGGAGCTCTTGCTGCAACAGAATGGTTTAGAACTCAACAAGCTTTAACTCAAATAAGAGTTTTAGGTGTTGGAGATGGCACACAAAGAACAGATAGCGGGAATAATCGTGGTAAAGTAACCAGTGCAGGTTTTGTTGTTGGAGATAGACAACCGCAATCAAGCTTATCAGGAGCACTTGGAAATAATGCTTATGCTAATGCTTTTTCTTCCGCTCCAACAGCAGTAGGAACAGTTGGTAGAACATATTTTCTAGGATGTTATATGTCAGAAAGTAATGGTTCTACTATTTTTACTGATGCTGGATTAAATGGGTTTGGCCAATCAATTCTTCGTGGTGTTATAATGGCTGCCTCTGGTGTCATTCCAACCCTTTCAACATCAAAAGGACCAAATTCATCAATTCCAGATGCATCAACATCTGCTGATTTTTCAGCAGGAACAATTCGTGGTGCTATCACTGGAACAGTATATCTTTCAGGAGGATCACAAGAATTTGTAATTCTTTTAAATGGGCACAAAGGATTAAGCAGTTCTTATCCAAGAGCTGTAACAGCTTCATTTGATCCATCTGCTCCAAATTATCTTGGAACAGTTTTAAATAAAGATCCATTAAAATTAGAAGAAGCTGGATATGTTTTATATTCTTATTATGATGTAAATAGTTCTCTTGCGGTCCCAACAGGCTCTGGAATTGTTACAGCCGTAAGTGGTGGTATTCGTGAAGATATTGCCTTTTTAGTTACAGGTGCAATGGCTAGAAATAGCGGGTCTACTTTTGCTCCAAATTATGAATCTTTTGAAGATCGTTATCGTGCTGCTCATACACCATGGTTCATTTCTCAGCGTCAAGGTGGATTGTATCAAAACTTATTCAGATTCCATCTTATAACAGATGGAGAACAAAATCCAGTTAAAGTTAGTATCGAAAATATTTCTCCATCAACAAATGATGTAAATCCATATGGTACATTTGACGTTATAGTTAGAGATTTTAATGATACTGATAGTAATAAAATTGTCTTAGAAGCTTTTAGAGGTTTAACACTCAATCCAAAATCATCTAAATACATTGCGAAACAAATTGGTGATAAACACATTTATTACAATTTTGATATTGCTGAAGAACAACAAGGATTAACCGAAACTGGAAACTATGAACTACGTTCACGTTATATTCGTGTTGAAATGAATGAACTAGTTGATAATGGAGAAATTGATCCTGTTTTACTTCCAATGGGTTTCAGAGGCCCACAACACTTAGTAACTTCTGGAAGTGCTCCAATGCCAGCATTTAGCGATTCAACTTATCTTACTTCTCAAAATCCATTTAATAGAATTATTGAACCACCTATTCCTTTCAGATTAAACATATCAAAAGGCTCTGGCGCAACAAAAACTGCGGACCGCAACTTATACTGGGGTGTTCAATTTGAAAATGTTGTTTCTCCAAGTGAACCAAACAGTTCTAAAGTTATTAATAAGAGTATTGTTTCAAGAACAAAATACTTCCCTAATTTTCAACTTGATTGGATGAATTTTGTAGTTGAAAATAATGAAGGTGTTGCTGATACACTTGAAAATGGAATTTTAGATGCAGATAGATTTAATAATAATCTTTTCTCTTTAGAAAAAATTAAAATTTACTATAATTCTTCAAATGGTTTGCCAAATACAAGTAAGATTAAAGATTGGTCATATGTTCGTGCAGGAAATATCGCAACAAATATTTCAGCTTTGACAAGAGGCTTACAATTAAGTGACCTAATTGATCCAGTAACAAGAGCAGTTGCTAAATTTACATGTTACTTTTATGGAGGATTTGATGGAGTTAGAATCTTTGACTTAGATACAAAATATCTAACAAATAAAGCAATTGTTGAAGAAATGAATTCTTCTAATAGGGGTTTCTCTAATGGGCCAACAGTAAAGGCTTATAGAAAATCTTTAGATTTAGTTGCTGATCCTACAGAAGTTGATGGTAGATTGTTCGTAATTCCTGGTATTCGCCATGAAATAATTACAGATGCTGCAATTGACATTGCAACAAGATCACGCAATGATATTTTCTATATCTTTGACCTTGAAGAAAAAGATATAAATGGTAATACCATAACAAGTGATACACAAGATGTATCAATTTCTCAAACAATTATAAATTTTAGAAACAGAGGTCTTGATTCAAGTTATGCTGCAACATATTTCCCAGATGTAATAATTCAAGATTCTTATAACAAAATTTCTGTTAGAGTGCCACCTTCTGTTGCTGTTCTCGGTGCATATGGACTAAATGATCTTGTCGGTTATTCATGGTTTGCGCCAGCAGGCTTTACTCGTGGTGCATTATCTACAGTAGATAGAACTGCAATAACACTTAGACAAGAAAATCTTGATGATTTATATCCAGAAAAAATTAATCCAATTACTGCATTCAGCGGTGAAGGAGTTAAAGTTTGGGGACAGAAAACTGTTAATGCAAGTGTTTCTTCTCTCGAAAGAATCAACGTCCGTAGGTTGTTACTCACACTCAGAAGAAGAATTCGTCTAATTTCTAAGTCTACATTGTTTGAGCAATATACAGATACTCTTTTACAAGAATTTTCAAAACTTGTTGAACCTGTTTTGAAAGAAATTCAAGATCTTGGTGGTCTTGATGGATATCGAGTATTTATCAATAACTTAACTACAACACAATTAGATAAAGAAAATCGCGTTATTAGAGGAAAAATTATTATTCAACCAACAGAATCTCTTGAGTTTATTGAAACTACCTTTGAATTAACAAGAGGTAGTGTTAGTTTTACAGATTAAAATATAATTTTATCATCTTTGTTTAAACAAATTCCTATTTCTAAAATATTTATTCCTAGAAATAGGAATTTGTATTTATAATGGCAGAGACAATACCAGTAGGAAAAATGCTCCCAGTAAAATGGGAACCAGTAATGAAAAATCGTGCAATCCTTGAGATTGAAGGGATTGATTATTTTTTAGTTAAAACATTTTCGGCCCCAGAAGTTCAAATTGAAAAAGCTGATATTCACTGGCTTAATGTTCAAAGAAAAGTTGCGACAAAAATGACTTTTCAACCAATGAACGTTACATTGCATCAAGCAATTGCACCAAGCGCAGGACAACAAGTACAAGAATGGCTTAGACTTTCAACAGAATACATTTCTGGTCGTTCTGGTTATACGGACTTTTATAAACGCGACATAGCAATCAAAGTTCTTGATCCAGTCGGAAACGTAGTAAGTCGTTGGGAAATTCGTGGCGCATTTTTAACTTCAGCAAACTTTGGAGAATTCTCTCACGAATCTGCTGAGGTACAAGAAATCCAGCTTACAATTGAATACGATATAGCGTATCTAGTGTTTTAAATACTTAATAATTCTATATTTGCAAGTAAAATTGTATTTTCTATTATTTAATTTCTATTTATTACAATAAAAAAAATACAAAAACTTCTGAATATAAGTTATTTAAATAATTTATTCTTAATTCTATTTTTAAATAAAAAAATAGACCTTATTAAGGTCTATTTTTTCTTAAGTGAAAAATATTTATTAAGAATAAAATTAATTTAAAAGTTAAAATTCCTTATAACTCAATAGATTTAAAAAATAAAAATGTTTGATAATTCTATAACTAGAATAGTATAAACATCATTTAAACGTCTATTTTTTAATCTAATTTTATATCTTTGTAAAGAAAAGATTTATTTTTATACGTTTAAATACAAATCAAACTTGTAAATTTGCTTTCAACACTGAAGCTGTTTGTAATCCTACTAATTTTTTTATCATTTTATTTTCATCATTTAAAATTACAATTGATGGTACAGCTTTAATTTCATATTTATTCGCAATTCCTGGATCTTCATCAATATCAATATATTGAACATCTATTTGAAATTCTTTACTTATTTTTTCTACTATTGGTTTTTGTATTTTGCATGGTCCACACCATGTTGCATAAAATTCTATTAATTTCATTGTTTTGTTCTCTTCTGTCCTTTATTTATTGTTAGATACAAATCAGTTTAATTAAGATTCACCAAATTTAAAATTTAAGTTTAATTTTTATTTACAAATAAATTGTTTTTAATCATTTAGAACGAATTTATTATAATATACTAGAATTATATTGTATATATTTATTCTATAATGTATTATTTGATTTAAATAAAATTGTTTATTTAGCTATTGTCTCATTAGTTTTATAGATTATTATAAAATAATATTTGAATTTATCTTTTTGACTTTTCTTTGTTAAAATTTAATTGGGCTTTAAACCCGTAAGTATAGAAAATAGACTTAGCAACAGAAATTCTAGCAATATTATAATTTCTAAGAAATTTCTATTATTATATTTCATAAAAAAAAGGCAGGAAAATTTCCTGCCTTTAGTTTAGTTTTCCCTTTTCAGAGAAAAACTTATATTACGTTCATATCGAGAACAGTTATAACACCGTAGAAGCTTGGGTTAACCATCTTCATACCATTACGTGTCATTAATCCTCTGCGTGGAGTAAAGTGTTCGGTATCATACACTGTTGGTGTGAGAACCAATGGAATGTATGGTGCGAAAACAAATCCTGATTCAAGGAATCCAGATCCTTTTAGACCAATGAGGATTTTGTTACGTGGGAAATATGGATCTCGGTATACAGTAAAACGATTTGCAATTGTTCCAACTGATTCTGCACCGACACTCATTTGATCCGAAACTTGACCGTTTCCATCAACTTTATAATTAGCTTTATAACCTTGTGTTGCTTCTAAGATTGTGCTAACATCTGGTCCACAAACAATAAAATTACCTGAACCACGGAGTGTTTTACGGTGAATTTCGTTAGAAACATCAATAATGGTTTCAACAAGTGTTTCGTACCATTCTCTAACTGTACCAGTAAATGCTGGACCAGCCGCGAGAGCAGCAGAACGTAATACTTCAGATCCTGTTTGTTTATTAACAAATTTACCTGGAGCTCTTGACCAGTAGTATCTTGCAGCTTTGGCTTCAAGAAGTAACTGGTTAAGAATTTCACGGTCGATTTCGAGTGTTACCATTTCAGAAATCATATTTGTTAATTCTGCTTCTATATCCATTGAATAGAAGGCAGAAAGATCTTGTGCCATTTCTGGTGACCAACGAGCACGGAGTTTTCTTGATTGAGCTGTAACAGCTGTGGATTCAATCTTAATTTCTACTTCTGGAATTGCAGGTGTTGGTGGGGTTGCAAAATCAGATTCAAATGGTGAAAGTGTAAGAGCACTTCCATCTGTATTAACATTAAGAGAGTCGGCAATTGCTGCTGACATTGTTACTGGGCCAACTGGTACTGTACCTGTATTGCTTATGGCAAGAACAAAAAGTACGTGTGTACCGTTAAGGTGATCTGGAGTAAATGTTGATGTTAAATAGTTCCAATTACCACGTTGGGTTAGTCTACGAAGGTTTTTAACTCCTTGACCACCTTGGTAGGTTGAATCCCAGTTAGTAACACCGTTAGCTGTTGTAAAACCAACAATTGAGAGTTGATCAACTGCTCTAAGATCTGCTCCTGGAATTTTAGTAGTGATTTCTGAAGAAGAAACGAAAGCAAAGCAGTAATCAAGTGTTCCATTTTCAACATCTGTTGAAACTTTGCTATCATAGTCGATCCAACGAGCGTTAAGACCAGTTACTTCAGCAGCAGTTGCAACTGTATCCGCAGCTGTCCAAGTAGTACCTGTTGCACCGAATGCACCGATATCTGGAACGACTACAGTTGTTGCTGATTTATGAACTTTTGAGTATCCAGTTCCAACGTTGTCATACATACCACCCGCAGCATTTGTTCCACTGCGAATATCGGCACCAGATGGTGAACCGAAAACAGATTGTCCTTTTTTATATGTAGAAGTTGTAGCTGCATCACTTAAACTAAGACCAGCTGTTCCACCAACATTTGAACCATATGAATAATCCATATAAAAAATGAGACCTGATGGAAGGCTCATTGGTTGAACTGAAACTAGTTCATTGGAAATTAGACCAGCGAAAAGCCTACGAACGATTGGGAATGCAATAGAAATAAATCCAGCTACTTGCCCACTAGAAGCAAGACCAGCTCCACCTAAAGAAAGCGCATTGGCTTCCATTAGAACTTGTGGGTTACGGATCATTTCAGCTGCTTGGTTTTCAAGCAAGCGAGCCATTTTTTGTTTAGCACTTTTACTTGTAAAACCGTCTAAGAGACCGTAGTTTTCCCATTTTCGAACTAAACGATCATCCATTCCACGATTTGGATTAAGTTCTAGACCTTCTGATAATTGTTGTAATGTAAAAGACATAATTTATTTTTCTCCGAGTATCTATATTTTATTTAGTGTCCAATTAACCATTTTTCTTGTTATTTACTAATTCTCTAAATCTCTCTGCTGAACCGATTACAATTCTTTCGGCTGCGTTACCAGAATTAACTGGTCTACGAGAGACTGATTCATTAAGAGAACCAGTTTTTCTCTCAAATTGAAACGCAACGTCTGCTTTCGCTTCATTTAGTTGCTTTTTAATTCTTTCGTAAATTCTTTTTGCGTCTTCAGGATTTTTTGCTCTGTCGAGATATTCAACAACTAATTCTTTTTGTTTTTTAGACAGTCCATCATAGTTTGCAAAAATTTTATTTACATACAAAGAACGAGCAGCAACAGACTCTAAATCTTTAGTGTATTCTTTTAATGTTTTAATTCGTTTTGTTTCTTGTAGACTTGATTGCATGTCTTCTGGAGATTTCATCTCATCCATATCCCAATCTTCATCTACAGATTCTTCATCTACAGATTCTTCATCTTCAGATTCTTCATCCATAACAATTTCGAACATATCTTCTTCTTTAAGATGTTGTTTTTCTTTACGAGATTCTTTGTCTGGAACAACCTCGATAACATCCTCGTCGTCGTCGTCGTCATCTAAATCTTCAAGATCAACTTTAGAACCAACCGCTCCTGTACGACTAACTTTACCATCTGTTGTAATTGTGATGACTGTTTGTCCGCCAGGTGTATCCATACCACATTCGTCCATTTCTTTTTGGGCTTCAGCAATTTGTTCTGCTAGTTTCTTAATTCTTTTAGAAACTTCTGCCTTTCTGCTAGCTTTTTTCGCCCTTCTTCTGCTTTCCATAACTGAATTTTCATCAGATGAAGCAAGCATTTCATCCATTTCTTTTTCAAGAGCAGCAATTTCTTCATCAA